CAATATTATCTATGATGCTTACAAGGATCAATGGACTTACTTGCTCGCCAGCTATGTTGGTGGTGAAGAATACCGCAACGCTGGACACCTTACACGCTATCAACTTGAAACTGCTAGCGAATATGCTGCCAGACTAAAGACAACCCCTCTGGAGAATCACTGTCAAAGTGTTATACAAGTTTATAACAGCTTTTTGTTCCGTGAGGAGCCACAACGTGAATTCTCTAATAATACAGAAAGTTTTGAACTTGAAATGTTCTTACGTGATGCGGACCTTGACGGACGCAGCCTAAACGCATTCATGAAGGATGTGGCTACGTGGAGTAGTGTATTTGGACACTGCTGGATTATGGTAGCTAAACCTAATGTTGGTGCTCAAACAGTAGCTGATGAACAAGCACTAGGCGTTCGCCCTTATGTGTCATTGCTAACACCTCTAACTATGTTAGACTGGACATGGGCTCGCAACGCTATGGGTCGTTATGAACTTACTTACATTCGTTATCTTGAAGACAGCAACGGTGATGTGCGTGTGGTTAAAGAGTGGTATCCAGATCGTATCGTCACTACTAACCTAGATGTCAAGAAGGGCACTATCAACGAAGTTATTGAAGAAATCAACGGCTTGGGCCGCATTCCTGCTGTGTGTGTTTATAACGGCAGAAGCATTACACGTGGTATTGGTATCAGTGACATTGCTGACATTGCGGATCAACAGAAGTTTATCTACAATGCTACCAGCGAAATTGAACAGACAATCCGTTTAGACAGTCACCCTTCATTAGTAAAGACACCAGAGACAATTGCTGGCACAGGTGCAGGTGCTATCATTCATATGCCAGAGAACTTGGATCCAGGCTTACGTCCTTTCCTATTAGAGTTTAACGGTGCAGAGATATCAGCTATCCAATCAGCTATCAATCACGCCATTGGTGCTATTGATAAGATGGCTAACACAGGATCAGTTCGTGCTACAGAAAGCAGAACAATGAGTGGTGTTGCTATGGAAACAGAATTCCAATTGTTAAATGCACGTCTGTCTGAAAAAGCAGACAACCTAGAATTAGCAGAAGAACAGATGTGGGAATTGTGGTTTGCCTACCAAGGTGAGCAGTGGATGGGTGAAGTTGATTACCCTGGCAGCTTTAACATCCGTGACACTGGCAAAGAGATTGAACAGCTACAGATTGCTGCCAATACCAATCCAGCTGACCCTAGAGTCAAGGCTGCTATTGACATGAAGATACTTGATTGGCTTGATTTAGATGAGGATGAACTTGCCGCATTAGCAGATCCTCGTATCATTAGTCTAGACACAGTGCCAGAAGAAAACGCAGAGTTTATGCCGCACGTGATGATTAATCCTATTACAGGCGAACAACGCACAGTTACTAGTCAAGAAGAACATATTGTCCTAGCTAATCAAGGCTGGATACATGAAGAAGAGTAAGCCGGGAGCGAATCGGTGAAACTCAAGAGCACAGAGATAAAGAGTTATAGACTCCAACAACTAGAACAACAGAATAATCTCTGTGCTCTTTGTGGCGACGTTATCATAGATGATGCTGTGTTGGATCACTGTCATAAGACTGGCTTGATTAGGCAAGTCTTACATCGTGGTTGCAACTCAATGCTGGGCAAGATAGAAAACAATATGCCCCGTAGTCGCATGAATAGAGATCGTTTAAGAACATTTGCACTGAATCTCATGCAGTATATTGAGACTATGCATACTGACATAACTCACCCAACTCACAAGGAGAAGAAGATGAACCCATTACCAGTCCGCGGCATGAGAACTGCCAAGAACAAAAAGAAGTATCCTAAACCACCAAAGAAATAAGGACATATTATGACACTTAAAGAATTAGCCAAGGAGCTTGATGTTATCAAGAACAATCACCTCAAACATATGGCAGAGGACATTGACAAAGTTGAAAAGAAAATAGAAAAGATGGATGCCCGCGTGTGGGCAATTTTACTCTTACTTGTTGGTGCCGTGGTATTACCAGCTGTCGTAAATTTTGTTAGGACATTTTAAGGGCTAATTCCCCCAATTTATAAGCAGATAATTCATTTGTCTATAAATACAACACTATACTCTAAAGGAGGCGATGCACAATGTCAGATAATACATTGGTAAATGATCAGGCTACTGGAGCCGCAGACTCAATGACTGAAACCCAGGCACAAGCAAACAAGACTTATACGCAAGAGGAAGTTGATAATATGATGGCCCGTATGAAGGGTTCATTACAGAAGAAACTACTCAAGCCCTATGAAGATTTAGGTGATCCTGAAGAACTTCGCTCAATCAAAACAGAGTGGGAGAAGAAGCAACAGGAACAGCAAATCAAGCGTGGGGAGTTTGAAAAAACTCTACAAGAATTGGCTGCGAAGAAGGATGCTGAAATCCAAAAGAGAGATTCAGTCATCAAGGAATACAAGGTTAATGTTCCAATATTAAGTGCCGCGGCAAAGTTTAATGCAGTCAATGCAGAACAAGTCAAAAGCCTTTTAGCACAGAACGTTAGATTGAACGCCAATGGTGATGTAGAAGTAGTAGATGAGAAAGGTTCCGTTCGTTATAATGACAAAGGAGAACCTATTGCTGTTGAAGAGTTAGTGCGTGGCTTCCTAGATTCGAATCCGCACTTTAAGATGGCAAGTCCCTCAACTACTAATACTAGAAGTAATATCTCTAGTGGATCAGCGGAGAAGTTGGATGTTAGCAAACTAGATATGCGAAATCCAGAGCACCGTAAGATCTATGCGGAACACCGCAAGAAAAACGGTTTTTAAAGCCTAATTAAACAAGGAGAATTATTATGGCCGGTTCTACAACCACAACACTAAATGACTTGCTACCAAGTATCGTTGCAGAAGCAATGTTCGTAGCAAACGAGAGAAGCATCATGCGTGGTCTCGTAAAGAATTATACTTTGGCTCCAGGTCAAGGTAAGACAGTAACAGTTCCTGTGTATCCACAAGTAACTGCGGCTGCAATCACTGAAGGTGATTTAATCAGCAACACTGAAGTTTCTACAAGTTCAGCAGTTCTAACAGTTGCAACAAACGCTATCCGCACTATGGTTAGTGATTTGTCTGTTGCTGGTTCTGCAAGCAACGTAGTAGCTGACTTGGGTCGTTTGTTTGGTGAAGCTATTGCTCGTAAGATTGACAAAGACTTAACAGCTTTGTTTGCAGGTTTCTCTGCTGGTGAAGGCGACTACACTACAGCAATCACTGCTGAAGCAATCTTTAAGAGTGCCGCTAAACTACGCGGTTTAGGTGTTGATCCAGCTGGTATGGTTTGCGTATTGCACCCAGAAGTTGCTTTTGACTTGAAGAAAGCATTGACAACTTCAGGCACTACTGCATTCACTGCAGGCGGTAACTTTGGTGATGTTGCTAACCAAGCAATGGTTCAGGGTTATGTTGGTAATCTAGCTGGTGTTCCAATCTTTGAAACATCAAACATTGACTACGTGACTAACGCTGGTGACTTCCCAGGTGCTGTGTTCCACAGAGACGCATTGGGTCTTGCTATGATTGGTGATGTTCAGATCGAAACTGCTCGTCGTATTGACTACTTGAGCACTGAACTTGTTGCATCATGCCACTATGGTGTTGGTGAATTACAAGACGGTTTAGGCCGTGCATTGAAATACGACGCTAGCATCTAATTGGAGACTAGAAATGGCTTTCGTAACTGAAAACTCAACAGTAGTCAGCTTTGCTGAATACAGTGACGTCCTACTACAGGACCAACGCTTGTTTGAAGTAAATGAGGGCCTTTCTGATGATGTAGTTGAACCGCTCTTGGTTCGTGCTACTGAACGTATATTGACTAAACTACGAACATCAAGCTGGTGGAGAAGTTATTTTAGAGATCGCAACAACTCTGTTACGATTAATACAGTAGCAGACATTCCAGCCTTGAATCCTAACTATATCAAACTTCGTCAAAGCGACTTTACTGAACTATGTGTCTATGTTGCACTAGCAGACTATATTTTGCCTAGCATTGCTGACTTCTCTAATCAAGAAACAGCAGAGCGTCAAAAGATGGGCTACTATACCAACAGAGCAGATGCATTGTTTGCAGAGTTAGTTGAGGCAGGAGATTGGTATGATTGGGACAACAGTGGAACAGTCACTACTACAGAACGCACACCAGGACTGATAAACTTGAAGAGAGTAAGATGAGACAAGAATTAGTTGATTACATTGGCACACAGAACCTAGGTGGATTTATTCTATCTAGTGAGTTGCCATACTCTAGTTCAGGAGTCCCTTTGTATGTTAAGAATGTGAAAAGAATTTACGTGGATCGCACAGAATATTCTAATCAACCTCTTATCGCTACATTAAGTGGAGTCCAGATTGATTCTGAAATTGCATCAGTTCGTGTCTATTTTGCGTCAGATGCTAAACAATTACCTCCTAACTACGACACCGTAATAACAGCTTTAAGAGCAGGTAAAGATGTTGCAACAATCACAGGCGTTACACGTCGTGAATGTGTTATATCAACTACCTTCCAAGAAGATTTATTAGTGACAGAGTTAGAATTTCGATTCACAACAATTATATAAAGGAACAGCACGATGGCTTATATCAACCCAAGTCCTGGAGTTAGTGGTGCCCAGGTTACATTAAAACTATACCACACAAGTAAGGTAGCTGATGCTACAGGTTTAAACGTGCCAGCATTGCAAGACGTTACTATTAACGCAGGCAATGACGTTTTTACCTGGAGTCAATTAGATTCTGGTTCTAAACAACAGATTGCAACTACTGCAACCAACAGTTTGTCTATGAACTTGGTTCTTGACCCAACCAGCTTCTTCCCTGGTGCTACTCCAACTACTACTGCCGCAAGTCAGGGTATCTTTGGATTAAGCAACAACAAGACTAAAGTAGAATTTGATCTTGTTATGGGAGACACTGACGGTGGTGCTAATACTAAAACTATTAGTGGCTTTGGCTACATTACAGGTTTAGCACCAACAGTATCAGCAGATAGTCCAGTATGGGTATCACCAATCACAATCACAGTGACTGGCTCATACAGTATCGCTACTACATCCTAATTAACTTTAGGTAAGAAAATAGGGGCATTTATAGCCCCTATTTTTGTTTAGGCTATAAATATTGTAAGGAAAAAGATTTATGGAAATTCTGGATACAAAGACAGATGAAGAGTTATTAAAAAGCCTGCTGGCGGAGTTAGCGAAATCTAGAAATGAACTCCAATGTGCAAAAGGCGACATAGATAAGATAGCAAGTAGAATAGGATTCTTAATTGCTGTCACAAATACACTGATAAACAGATCAAAGGATTAAAAGATGAAACTATCAAAACTGGCTGCCAAGCCTCAACTAATTAAAATTCTTCTAGACGATGAAGACACCGTCACTAACTACGGCGATGAACTTGAGTTCTGGATTTACGACAGACAAGATATGGACAGCTTTGTAAAGCTAGCCACAATGGACACTGAACAGTTTGATAAGTTAGCTGCCACTGTCAATGATATGATATTGAATGAAGATGGCACAAAAGTAGTTAAAGATGGTTTGTGTTTGCCAACAGATGTTATGATGAAGGCTATTCAGAAGGTTATTGAAGTCCTGGGAAAGCCCCAAGTGTTGAATTCGCCAACCCCAGTGCAGAAATAAACATAATGCTCACTGTGGATTTCATGGCAAAACGCTATGGAAAATTGCCCAGTGAGATTATGGCAACAGCAACAACATTTGATATGACAGTGGGGCAAACAGCAGTAGAGTATGAAAACTACTGCTATGAGCGTGAAAAGCGTAAAGCAGAAGGTGTTGCTGAACCTGCAGGGAATTTAACACAGGAACAAATGTTGGAAATGATAAAGAAAGTCAAGGAGCAAACAAATGACAGTAAGCATAAAGGTTGATACTAAAGAGTTTTCTGATCTTGTTCGCTTGGCTACACAAGACATAGAAAAAGTTCGTGATGATGCTTATGATTACTTTCATGACTTGACTCCTTACAAAACTGGGAACGCAAAGAATAATACATATCTATCTGGCAAGAGCATACAGGCAAACTATCCTTATGCTGGGCGACTTGACGAAGGATATAGCAGACAAGCACCACAAGGCATGTCAGGACCAACAATTGATCACATTGAGAATACTCTTATACCAAGAGCAATAAGGAGAGCGAATCGTGGCAAGTAATATAACTGTTGTCTTAACAGTAGATAACCAATCATACATAGCCAATTTAAACAAGGCTGAACAAGAAACTAAAGACTTTGCTGCCGCTGGTGTCAAAGCAGGCAATGATGTTGCTGGTAGTTTTGATAAACTGAACTCAAGCACTAGTATCTTAAACGGACACTTGACTAAACTTAAAGGAGCATTACTTGGTGCTGCCTTTCTTGGCTTTGCTCGTAGTGCAATCTTAACTGCTGACGGTATTGATGATTTAAGTAAATCTACTGGCATGGCTATTGATAAAATAGTTGGCTTTAGAAATGCTCTAATGCAAGGTGGCGGAACTGCTGACGGTGCAGCCAAAGCTATTACTACTCTTTACCAACAGATTGATGCCGCACGCCAAGGTGCTGCAGGTGCTCAAGTTGCTTTTTCTCGTGTAGGCTTGTCACTGTCAGACTTAAAAGCACAGGATCAAGACGTTTTCTATTCTACATTAGAAGCCTTGGCAGCAATGCCAGAAGGTGCTGCCAAGACAGCAATGCAGATTGCCCTATTAGGTAAAGAAGGACGCAACGTCAGTATTAATAGAGAGTTTATTGACAATTTAAAATCAGGTGAAGAAGGTGCAATTAAGACTGCTGAAGCTATTCGTCGTGCAGCCGCATTAAACGATCAATGGGCTAAAAGTGTAGAAACCTTAAAGCTACAATTTCTAGAAGCATTTACTCCAATAATAAAAAGTATCAGTTGGATGCTTGAGAATATTCCTGACTAACATTAGCCTTTAAGGCTTTAGGTGTAGTCATTGTAGGTATTGCCGTAGCCAGCGGATTCCGTGCTATTGTTAGTGCAGTTGGCATGGCATCACGTGGCGTTAGTGCTTTAATTGGCGGCATGCAAAAGTTAAAAGACATGGGCGGTATTGGTAAAGCCTTATCTGGCACTACTCAAAATAAAGGTATTGGGCAAATACGTGATGCTGCCAGTGCTATTGGTTTAGGCGGCGGTGTAGTTGCTGGTGTAGGTATGATGATTGGTGGTAGTGTTGAGACTCCAGAAGCTCCTCCACCTCCTCCAGCACCAGAAGGTGGCAATGCAGTTCAGGATGCAATGGCTAGCAAGCGAGCCAGCATTATGGAAGTTGCTGATGCATATCTAGAAGCCAATAGAAAAGCACGTGAAGCTATTGATTTAGAAACAAGTCTTATTGGTTTAAGTAAAAAAGAGCAAGATACAAGAAAAGCTCTTGCTGACATTCAGAACAAAGAAGCAGATGCAATAGATAAACTAACAAAGCAAAAACAAGCACTATCTGCTGAAGAAAAACAACTTGGTGTTGGTGCTGACATTGATAAAGCAATTCTGAAAATCAAAGATAAGACTGCCGCTGACAAAGAAGCGTTAGCACAGAGTATTGCCTCAAAGAATGCAAGTGAAATTGCCAATGCTGTAGAACTTGCAGGACGCGGCAGACTCTACGACATTACTAAACAAATTAATGATTTAAAATTTAGCACTGCCACTGCAGGCATGGGCGAATTAGATTTAAGAATTCAGAATATTACAAAGTCAGCAGAAGATTGGAAGAACTCAACAATACAAGCATTGGCTAACGCACAAGGCATTAGCGTTGAGGCATTTGCTAAACTGTATCCAGAAAGAGTTGCAGAAGTTTATAAATCTGCCGCACAAGGACTTAATGAACTTACTGCTGCCGCAAGAGAAAACATCATAGCTCAACAAGGCATTAACGATTTAACCTTTGGTATCCAACAGCGTATTAGTGCAGAAAGAGAACTTACTCAACTACAAAATGATATGGCAAACATTGGTTTGTCTAGTATTGAGAAGAAGTATAGAGCTATTGATGCTGCCGCACAAGCCGCAATCAAAACACAAGTAGATGCCGCAGACAGAGCTCTGTATGGTGCTAAAGGTGTTGCCGCTGGTATGAGTATTAAGAATCTTGACCCAGAACGCTACAATAAGATTGTTCAGAATGCCACTGCCAGCACAGACGGATTAAAGAAAAAGAATTTAGAGTTATATGAAGCCAGCAGAACATTCCAAGCAGGATGGACTGAAGCCTTTGCCAAGTATGCAGAAGACGCAGGCAATGCAGCCACACAGGCTCAACAGTTATTTTCATCTGTGACTAAAGGTATAGAAGATGCGTTTGTGCAGTTTGCACAAACAGGCAAGTTGAGCTTTAAGAACTTGTTAAGTGATATTACTCAACAGTTATTACGCAGTCAAATCAAACAGTTACTAACCAATCTCTTTACTCCAGGTAAAGGCAATGAAGGCGGTATATTAGGTGCGTTATTTACGGGTGCCAAGAGCTTGCTTGGCTTTGCAGGTGGCGGAGTTATTCCAACAAATGCTCCAGTATTAGTTGGCGAACGCGGTCCTGAAATATTAAGTGGAGCCGCAGGCAGAACAGTGATACCTAATAATCAACTGGGTGGCACTTCAGTAATTTATAATATCAATGCCGTAGATGCAATGAGTTTTAAACAGTTGATTGCACAAGATCCAACATTCATTCATGCAGTAGCAGAACAGGGTCGTAGAACATTACCAGGAGCAAGATAATGAGTTTCCAATGGATTATAGATCGTGCTGAATCAATCAGTATTGATAGACAAGATATAGTAGGACAGACAATAACAAGAAATCAAACTGTTCGTGCAGTTAGTCGCGGTGCTGGTGTTTGGAAATTTACCGTTAAAGTGCCTGATGGCATCAGCTGGAGTGAATTGCGTCCTTACATTAGCCCAAGTGAAAAGTTAGGTAAAACTACAGTCGCACCAATTTCAATCAATGCCGCAGGACACACCTGGATTAGTCAATATCAAGGTAATAGTGCAAACTCAACAGGCTTTGTTGCCACAATCACTAAAGGTTCAGCAACAATCACATTGACTACAAGTCCAACAACATCAAGTGGCTACAAGTTCCGTGCAGGTGACTTTATTCAACTAGGCACAACTGGGCGTGTTTATACTGTGGCTGCTGACGTGGCATTTAACTCTAACACAGTCACTTTACACAGGGCAGTGATTGAGAATAGTGCCACAAGTGTTGCATTACGAGTTGGACCTAACTGCACCTGGAATGTTATTTGCACAGAATTTCCACAGTGGCAGTTGTTTGCAAGAGATCAAGTGTCCTGGACTGGTGCATTTGTATTTTATGAGAGCATGGTATGATTGATTTAAGAAGTTATAGTTCATTAGAATCAGCTATTATTTTAAAGTGGGCAATTCCTAACTTCTCTACTGCCTATGTCAGTGATTACAATGTCCCTCTAACATTTGACGGACAGACTTATACCAACATTGGTAATTTGTTATCAGTGTCCAGCATACCCAGCGAACTTAAACCCAGCAACAGTGATTTGACTGTAGAATTAAGTGGTGTTCCAACTAACAGCATTATTGATATCTTAAATGAAGAAATCAAAGGCAGTAATATTTGGATCTATAGAGCATACTTTGATTCCGCTACACACGCACCGTTAAGCATTGGTGGCGGCAATACACAGTTGCACTTTAAAGGCATTGTGACAAACTATTTGATTAGTGATGACATTGCCAGCGGTGCTAACATTGCTACATCAACAATAACACTAACCTGCAATAGCCCTGTTGAGATTTTATCTAATAAGATTAGCGGAAGAAGAACTAATCAGACTGACTTTCCTGGTGTTCAAGATATGTCAAGGGTTCAGGCACTGGCTAACAGCAACTTTAACTTTGGAGCACCATAATGGATTTCTTTAGCACAGCGTGGAGTTGGATTACAGGTAAGACGTTGGGTCCAACACTAGTTAAGACTGCCTTACTTGGTTATGCTTCCAGACTACTTTATAAATCAACTGAATCAGCATCAACTGGCGACAAAGAAATAGTTGATAAGGGTGTTAGGATTCAGGTTGAGCCCAGCACAGACAACCGTATTCCAATTCTTTACGGTGAAGCATACTTTGGCGGCTATATCACAGACGTTCAGTTAGCCGCTGACTACAAGAAGATGACTTACTGCCTTACATTGGCAGAGCTTACAGGCACTAAATTATCAACCAGTGGTGCTACCAGCTACAGTTGGCAAGGCGTTTATATCAACGGCAATCGTGTAATATTCAAGACGGACGGTGTCACTGTTAATTACACAGTAGATTCAACTGGTAATCAAGATATCAGTTTGCGTGATTTAGTTAAAGTTTATTTTTACTGCGATCAAACTGGTGTTCAACCAACAGGCTATTCTGGAACAACACCTAGCCCATTTACCACTATGCCAGGTTGGAGCAATTCAACACACAGCATGGAAGACTTATGCTATGCTATTGTAGAAGTAACCTACAACAAAGACAGTGGTGTTGGTGGATTACCTGACTGTAAGTTTCATGTGACAAGCACAATGACTTTACCTGGCGATGTCTTGTATGACTACATGACTAACACACGTTATGGTGCTGGGCTTGACACAAGCGAAATCAACACAACAAGTTTAACAGCACTAAACACATTCTGCACAACAGGATTTAGTTATACTAACCTTGCTAGTTCAACAGTATCAAGCACAATAACAGTTAATGGACTTGTTGATACTGCCACTGACGTGCTTACTAATATGCAGACATTAGCTGAAGCAGGCAGCAGTTGGCTAACCTATGATATTCACACAGGACGTTGGGAAACTATAATCAACAAAGCTGAAACCAGCGTTGCCAGCTTTGATGACAGCAACATGATTGGTAAGATTGACATCAGTGGCACAAGTCTAACACAGTTAAACAATGTAGCTGATGTCAAATATCAAAACACAGACATTCTTGACGAAACGGACTTTGTTAAGATTAGTATTCCTAGCGGTGAGTTATATGCTAACGAGCCAATGAACTCCGTGCAAATCAATTTGCCTTTTACCAACAAACAGGTAGTGGCTGCAAAGATTGGCTTGCAACAACTTAAACAAAGCCGCGTTGATAAGATTATCACATTCCAAGCTGACTACAGCTATATCTTGTTAGGTGCAGGCGATGTCATTGATATTACAAGTCCTGTTTATGGATTTACCAACAAGTTATTCCGTATTGTCACTGTGACACAAAGCGAAGGTGATAACGGACAAATCCTACTGAACTTTACCTGTTTAGAATATGACTCCGCTGTCTATGATTATGACATACAACAGTATGAAGTAGAAACAGATGACGGTATCCTAGGCATTGGTAGTATTGGCAAACCAGACACTCCAACAGTGACAAAAACTGAATTAGCCAATGTTCCTAAAATTGTTATAGAAACCCAAGTGCCTAGCGGCATTGTTGATAGCATTGAGTATTGGATTACTTTTGATGTTGGTGTTCTTAATGACGCCAACAGAACCTATATTCTAATAGGTAGAAGTCAAAATACAGACGGCACCTTACTAACAGAAAATCTCACAGTCAGCTACACCTACAGCGGATTAGGACAAGGAGACTTTTATGTTAAGGTCCGTGGTGTTAATAATGTATCTAACGGTCCTTACAGCGATCCAAGCGGACTTGTAGAATATCGTCCAACAGTAGTTGCTGATACTGTTAGCGACACTCCAGTAAGTGTTGGCGGACAGTTAATGGGTCTTGGCTTGCTTACATTGTTAAACAACATGGATAAGTTGTTTGGCGGTAGTAGTGCAACAGGTGGCGTATTTGATAAAATCTTTGAGATATTCACAGAAGTCACAGGAGTTGATTTAGTTGGACAAGCCAGCGGTGGAACTCTAGTTGTTGCAGGCAGTGGGTTAATTGATGGACTTACTGATGTTGATACTACAACTGTTGAGCCAGAACTATGTGATACACTCATGTGGGATGGAAGTAAATGGGTTCCAAGCAGTGCAGTTGATTGCGACGGTGGCGGACCTTGCCTATTAGACTTAACCTACTTTCCTTATGACAGACCTACACAAAAACTTGCGTTGGGTCAAAGTATAACTGATAAAGCACCTCACCAGGGCAATATGTGGTTTAGAATTACAGGAATTGACGGAGCTCCTTTAGAATTGTATGCCGCACCTACAATAGGAAGTGGTGCTATTAAACTTTATAAGAGTGACGGGACTTTAGTAGAAACTAAAGCCGCAGGCACAGTTACAATTGACAATGATTTAGTTTTTATACCTTTTGCAGATAGAGAACTTTATGTTGATTACTATGTGCTTATGGATGCTGGCATTGTAAATTATGCAGGATGTCCAAGTCCAGCTATTACATTGCCAACAACCTGGAACTTTCACACTGGTATTCCTGATACACCAGTGACTCCTATTGCACGACCTCTTGCGGCATTAGCTGCTGATTGTAAAGAAGTTAAGTTAGTTAGATACATTACTGAAAGCAAGTTTCCAACTACAACAACTCCTGAACATACAAAAGTATTCCCACAGTCATATATCACATTAGTGTTTAATCAACCAATCATACTACAGACATCAGGAACTATTACAGTTAAAAACTCTATTGGCACAACTTATCAAACTATCAATCTTGCACATACTTTTTCAGCACAGAAAGTCAGTGAGCTTGTTTGGGTATCTGGAAGCACACTAGTAGTCAATGTGACAAAAGATTTTACCAAGGGTTCTACTTACTACTTAAATATGACTGCTAATTGTGTTAAAGAAGCTTGCGGTTTATACGGCAACGCCGCTATTACTGATAGTTCAACTGTTCGTTGGACTGTAGATGGCGGTCCAGGTGCAAATGATTTTGCACCAATAAGAGAAAAGCCAATTAACAATACAGGATTTATTATGCCCTATGATAGACCCGTAAAGAGAGGCAGCGGCACAGTCACTATTAAAGATGCAAGTGGGAATGTATTAAAAGTTGTTCCAGCTACCGCAGATGAAGTGTCAATACAAACAGGATATTAAAAATGATTCAAAGTGCATCAGCAAATTTAACAACAACATTTACTCATAAATTTGTTGTTAAAGCTATTATACCAAGATTAAAATTAGCGTTAGCTAATATTAGTGGAGCAATGACATTTGCATTAGATCATTTTGATCCTATGCGAGGAAACTTCATTACTCTTTCTAGTCCAACAATAAGTGATGAAACAGAAGTCACACTGGTAGTCACAAGTCCCAATGGATTGATTAGTTACAATGTTCCGTTAGTTATTTTTAAGACAGGCTACACAGTATTAGAAACATATAATGCAGAAGACGAGTGGGTAGGATATACTGTTGCAGGAGATGGAATTGCTGTTGGCACTACTGTTATTGCTTATACTGCAAGACGTCCTGTTCAAGCAAGTGCAACTCTGCGTTCTGGAACGCCTGGAACCGTTTTTGTTGAGGGAGCTAATCCTGGATTTAGATTAGAACTACGTCAAAAGACACAAATTAGAATTGATACAAATGCATTAGGTATTCCTTGGGTAGAAGGTGCTGAATACACATTTGAGGTTAGTGAAGGATTTGTCATTGACACTGACACAGAACGTGGATTTACGAGTCCTGCTCAAGTTATACCTTATACTGCAAATCCACCGTTGGCTATTGAGTCAAGCGATCCAGCTGTAGGTTCAGTCTCTACTGATACAAATGACTATGTGACATTTACAATTAACAGACCAATTTTACCCTATGTAGGTGAAAACCTTTATTTTTACCAATCTAATGGAAGCACGGATACTTTACTAAAAACATTTCCAATCAATAGCGGAATTATCAGTGGTAGAACTATTACGCTTGATGTTCGCGGATTGATGAAAGACTCAACTACTTACTATGTTAAGAGTGATGATGAAATTTTAAGAGATAGTGACAATTTTGTCTTTAATCAATTAAACACAAATTTTGGATTTAGATTTACCAGTGCTGGACAACCAGCCTTCCCAGATTTTGCCGCGTTAGTAATGTCAGCTGGAGCAATATCTGGAACTATAACAAGAATAAGAAGAATACTATCACAAAGTATTTCTTCAGCGGCAACTATAACTGCTAACGTGTTCAAGGTTAAACAATTTAATATAGCTGTTAGTTTAGCAAGCTCACTAATTTCATCTGCAGCAAGAAGAAGAAGTAGTCCTGCTGTAATATCTGCAATATCGTCAGTTAGTGCTAATGTTACTGGGATTTCAAGATTTGTAAGTGTTATGAATTCAACTTCTACAATGACTATTAAGACTGGTTACTCAATAGTTTATAGTGCGGCGAAGAACAGACCTGACTTGGTTCCTAACTATGACGAAGACAAGTTTGGATACGTTGTAGCAATTGACGCAGGTGCAAGAAGTTTAATTGTAGCAAGTCCTACTATGAGAAATAATAATCCACCACCTAATAATGTAGGAGGTTATGAACAAACAGGAGCAGTTTATAGTTTCAGGATAGATGCTTATAATGCCTTCATCCCATACCAATTATCTAACGGGTTTGACTACAATGATAGAACTTCTAATAATATTAGTGATTGGAATGAAGATAGTTTAACTGTAGGAGATAGATTTGGCGAGTCTATTGGCATTAGTGGCAATAGTGTATGTGTTGCAGTTGGATCGCCTGGTGAAAACACGCCTGGCACTAATCCAACATCCTGTGGATGTGCATATGTATTTTATAGATCGTCAGCAACTGGAGCAGATGCCGCTTTAGATACATATCCTATTCCGCAATTTGTTTATAAAATTGAGAATACATTTGGTGATATAGCTGCCAACGACGAATTTGGAAAATATGTATCTATGAACTATGATGGAACATATTTGGCAATTACACGTCCTGGTGGCGGGTCAAGCGGGCAAGTTCATATCTACACCAGATCTGAAACTGGGTCTGTAGGCAGTCTAGGCAGCGGCACATTGAGAATTACATATGGTTGGACTTTACAAACAACCTTTGATGCTGCCGCACTGGGAGTCACTAATTTAACGCAGACTAAATTTAGTGATGATGCAACATACTTGTCAATAAAGCATAATTCAGGAGCATTAGTCTATACTAGAAGCGGAACTACTTGGACATTGCAGACAAATCTTGATGTAGCATTTGGCAGTATAAATGACTTCACACCGTTTGATATGAATGCTGATGGTAATTTTATTGCCTTTGGTGAGCCTGTCAATACTGTGTATAAAGGTAGAGTTCTGTTGTATAAAAGAACTGGAACTACTTGGAGCCTAAATAAAATATTCACAGCTAGTGACGGTTTATCTTATGATTATTTTGGTGCATCTGTCAGTATTACTAAAGACGGAACAAGAATTGTAGTAGGAGCTCCAGGAAATATTGCTTTACAACCTAGTAAGGACGGAAAAGCATATGTTTATACAAGAACAAACGGAACTACTTGGGTAGAACAAATATTAGAACCAACAGGTGCCGCCTTTCAAATCTCTGGCGAATTTGGATGTTCAGTTTCTATCAATGCTGAAAATGAAGTAATTGCTGTTGGTTATAGAGGCAAAGAGGCTTATTCAGCTGGTGTAAATAAAGGTGGCATCCAATATTATGTTATAACACCAGTCTAATGTTTAATCATATAAGAGCATTCATTAACAAACCAAGGGCAAAGGAAAGATATGATTTATGTTTGCT